CTGACTTGAATGGTGGCGTTGCTGCCAGTTACTTCAGCATGAAGAACATTGGTCGCGTGAGCATTTACTGTCACTTCGGTGCGGTGAGTTCGCTGGCGAATGACCTTGTTATTACCCTGAGGAAGGCAACGGCTGTTGTCGGCACAAATCACCAAGCCTTGGCGATTCCGCGCTGCTATAAGTATGATGCCACGACTGACATCTACGAAGCAGTCACGGTTGAAGCTGATGGCACGGTCATTGCCGAAGCGAACAGCGTGTATGTCCTTGACGTGGATGAGTCTGAGCTTACCAATGTTGGTGGCTTTGATTGCCTTGGTGTCACCCTTGCCGACCCCGGTCAGGCTGCCTCCTATGGTGCCCTTTACGCCATTGGTCAGAACGTGAAGATGTTGCGGACTGCCCTTACCAACTAAGGGTATTTCAACGGTTTGGGTGGTGGGCTTTGTGTGGTTTTTTTTCCAGCACCCAGCCGTCTTACATAAAGGACTACTTGTATGGCGTACTCAGATATAACCGATGTCGCGACAGCACTTGGGATGGGAACTCCCGATAGCTTTGAGTCTGTAGTCCTTGAACGCCTTATTGGTGTTGCCGATTCGATGATTGATGAGTTCTGTGGTTGTTCATTTGAGGAAGATGAACGGCAGGAAGAACTTTGGGGACAAGGCAGCAACCACATCTTCCCGGCAGCAATCAACATCACCAGAATCCTTTGGGCTGGCATGGATGTTGAGTCAATGATTCGCGTGTCAGCTTCTAACGCTACTGAGTTTTCTTGGGAGAAACACGGGGTAAACTATGCCATCACTCATAATGGCACCCGCACTGAAGAAGCATTCGACTTTGACGATACCATTCAGACCGCTGTAGATTGGCCGAACGCCATTGGAACTGTTACGGCTACTATTGAAAACACCGCCTTCGCTGACTATCCCGCATGGGCAATTATGGATGAGTTTCAAGTTCAAGCCAACGGGACTAATTCAGCGCCATACATTTACATCACGGGAGTTGTTGAACAACTGACCGCTTCTTTCCGCACGGCGAATGGATTTATCACCTTTGAGCGGTATGTCCCGGAGAATCAGCGGGTGAGACTTGTTTACCGTTCAGGTTATGGCACGATTCCAGATGCCATTGAACAGGCTTCTATAGTGGCTGCTGCTGCGTTGTATCGTCTGACCACCACTGATGTCACCTTACAGTCCGAACGCATTGGTGACTACTCCTACACCCTTCGTGACGGTTCTACTGTGTCAATGACTATCCTCCGAATGCTTGGTCCGATGCTTCAAGCCTATAGGGTATTGTCTGTATGAGATTCTCCGCAATGAAACGTAAACTTGCGGCTATCATTGTTTGGCGTGGCGGGTGGGATGCTGACAATGTGGCACTTGACTACATTCAACGGTGGGTAGATGGGATTCATAAGAACACCATCACCACTCACCCGGAACTTTTCATCCTCACGAATCAGCAAGTGTCTATTGATGGGCTGACAACAATCCCCCTTCAAACACAACTCCCAGGATGGCATTCTAAGTTTGAGGTGTTCGGAAGACACTTTGATGCCTTTGACCAGTGTTTCTTCTTCGATATGGACGTGATGATAACGGGGAACTTGGATGGCGTCTTCAGTGTAGATTCACAATTCGCTATGTTGCAAGACTTTGCCTTTCCAAAGACACTCAATTCAAGTCTTATGTCATGGAAGCCAGGAACAATGGGGTGGCTACTTGACCGTGCAATCGGTGAGAATCCGAAGCCGAATGTTGGTGACCAAGGGCTGATTGAGCGTTGGGTTAGGGATTCGGGGTTGGTGATAGATGTTTGGCAAGACAACTTCACGATGCCAAGTTACAAGGTAGACCACTTGAAGAACACCAACATGTTACCGGGACAGGTGATGTTCTTTCATGGTCATCCGCGACCACATGAGATTGAATGGGATTTGAACAAGAAACACATCAATCCGAATCGTGGTGGCCTTGAACGGGGAAACATGACCAGAATGAAGCCAAAGGATGTTACACCAAGTGAGAAGGAAAGCCGCTTAGGGGTTTCGATAGCTCCTGACTGGCAAGGACAGACAGCCTACATCATTGGTGGTGGACCATCCTTGAAGGGTATCAATCTGGATGAATATCTCACAGGCAGGAATGTGGTTGCCGTGAATGACGCTTATCGCTTTCAATGTGCCAGCAAGCTGTTTTATGGCGACCAAGTGTGGTGGACAAGGTTCTGTGGGGATGATGTTGTTGAAAGCCGTCCTGATATAGATGTTTACACTAATTCCCAACCACAACATGAGATGGTCAAGTCTATTCGCAGTGTTGGGAGTGGTTTGCCACAACGTCCCGCCTATATCGGTTGGAATGGTAACTCCGGGTTTGCAGCGCTTTCATACACCTTGCATCTGGGTGCAAGTGTCATTTACCTTCTTGGCTTTGATATGAGCCAAGTTGATGGTGAGTATAACTGGCACGAACAACATCGTCGCGTCACTGCCAGTTGCTATGAGAAGTTCTTGAGAAGTGAGGGAAGCATGAAGCGCGACTATGATAGGTTCTGGCGCGACAAGTGTTCGATAGTAAACGCTTGCATTTCTTCACGGTTTTCCATATTTCCGAAGTGTGAGTTGATGCCTGTTCTGGAAGCTGCCAAGACGCAACAGGGAACAAGTGGCCACTTATGAATATAGTAGATGAAACATGCGTAAGTGGGCACTTGAACAAGGAGCTTGAGCGATGTACTTGAATTTGCTAACTGACACAATTACCTATTGGGGACCATCAACTCCTGACGGGTTTGGTGGCAAGAGCTTTACCGCGCCCGTTCAGCTTCGCGGCCGGTTTCAGAAGTCGAATGTTGAATTGGTTGACAATGTTGGTCAGGCGTTTCTTTCGGCGGCAACTATCTACACGACTCAGGAAGTTGCCTTCGGAGGCTTTATCACGAATGGAACTTCTGTTGTTGCTGACCCCTTGACGGTAGACACGGCATACAGAATCAGACGCACGGTAGTAAGTGCCACTCCCAACAAATCAACAATCGTTTACCGGGTTGACTTGGGATGAGCGCTAAACTACTTGGTGCCGTGAGATATGTTGGAAGGTGTAAAAACAAGTCCAGCGACATGGAAAGGCAGATGCTCATTAACCTTGAAGCTGCTGCCAACACAATTCTCAAACAGTCGAATGCCCAAGTACCGGTAGATTCAGGGAGCTTGAAACGGTCTGGTGAAGTAACAATGCGCGGTGATGTGGCTACTATTGAATATGATTCGGAATACGCTATAGTAGTACATGAAGACCTTGAAGCCAGACACCAGTCTGGTAACGCCAAGTTCTTGCAGAATGCGGTCAACAACAATCGCAGCAACGTGATACAGCAGATGAGGAAGACACGATGAGTAGTCCGTCTTATGACCTTGCTCAGATGCTGGAAGACGCGGGTATCGCCACCATTGCCGCTACAAGTGGCTGGGCAATGTTTGTGAGCCGTCAACCTGAGAAACCAGATTCAGTAGTGACACTTTATGATACTCCGGGAACCCCACTTGAGGGTTTATGCGTTCAATCCATAGACAGGTTCACCGTTCAAATCCGGGTAAGGGCAAACAAGTATTTGGATGCCTTTGCCAAGTTGGAAGATATTCAGAATGAGTTGAATGGAAAGAAGAACGAAGACGTGGGAGGCTATCACTATGAGTCAATTTGGCGAAATCAACCGCCACAATTTCTTTCGTATGACGACAAAGACCGCGCTCAACTGGTCCAGAACTATTCTGGAATTCGCCAAGAACTATAACTAAGGAGAAGTGACATGGCCCTTGCAACCGTAATTGAGCCGATTGGTTCTTCACTTTCGATTGGCAGCTTCACCTTCTGTGCTGTGAGCCTTGGTGCTCCTGGCATTGATGGTGGTGAGCCGATTGATACCACGACCCTTTGCAATGAGGAATGGGTTACCAAGATGGCGCAGACCCTGAAGGAAGTCCCTGACGTTCCCTTCACTGCCAACTATGACCCGTCCGCATTCGACGAAATCAACGCCCTCATCAATGTCAATTCCGCCTGTACGTTGTCCGTGCCCGGATTGGGTTCCATTGCGTTCTTCGCTTATCTGAGGAACTGGACACCGCAGGAAGGTGGCCGTGGTGAAGGCTGGAAAGTAACTGGCGTTATTGTCGTGACCAATGTTGATACTGCTGACGGCAGCGAAGCTGGTCCCGACTGGACTGACGCGTAATTATTGTGATACCCCTCCGGTCCGCAAGGAGGGGATTCACTAACCCAAAGAAAGACCACACAGAAGATGAACTTCAAAGAACAGTTGGAAGCATTTGTCCGGACGAAGCCCGTTGAAATTGAAACCCTTGGTTTGTCGGTATCGGTAAAGAAGGTCACCATTCAACAGGGTGCCGACTTCGACCGCCGAATCAAGGCACTTGGGATTGAAAAGAATCCGGAGAAGGTTGCAGAACTTGCCTTTGAGATTGGACGGCAATTCGTAAGTGATGATGATGGTCCAATCTTTGGTGAGAAGGACTTGCCGATAGTTCGTGAGATGCCTGTTGAGGTTTGTGTTGAATTGATTGCCAAGTTCAGGGAAGTGAATTCGGTAGGGCAGGAAAAAAACTGACAGAATGCGGGTGGTTGTTTGAACTGGCTACCCGCATGTCAATGCCCATATCAGAAGTTCTTGAACGGATGTCCTTAGATGAGTTAGAATCCTGGGCGAAGTTCATTCACCAGGAACCGCGTGGTGAAAGCCGAATGGACTGGCAAGCCGCTCAGATAAGTAAAGCGATTTATGATGTAATTCGAAGTCTGAATGGCAAGGGAATGCGGGAGTATCCGATTAAGGATTTCCTCCTTGACTTCAAACAAGAAACTCCCGAAGAAAAGAAGAAGCGCGACCTGATGGGAATCCTTGCTCACTTTGGCAAGTATATCCCGGCAAACACGAAACAGCGGATGATTGAGGGAGCAAAATGATTCTTGACACACTCACCACAGTCTTCGATTCTGATATGGGTGGCTTGAATGCTGGCTTCGCCTCAGCTTCCAAACAAGTGAAGTCATTCGACGCTTTGGTTGGCAAGGCAGGGCGGACACTCACAACAATGGGTGCCGCCCTTACTGCTGGTATCACTATCCCCCTTGGTATCCTTTCCGCCTCATCTATCAGTGCGGCTTCTGACGCTGAGGAAACATCGTCAAAGTTCGGCACGGTGTTCCGGGACATTTCAGCATATGCCAACAGGATGGCTGAGGCCCTTGCTACTGACTTCGGGCTGGCATCTGTTTCTTCCAAGCGTCTTCTGAGTGATACTGGCGATTTGTTGACAGGATT